GGTGCATGGGCGAAATCAGCCATGCAGCAGTTATCCCAATTCAACCCTAATAAATGGGGAACAAATGGACCGGGGTATTTTCAGGGAATCCCAGCACCTCAAAAGGGGCAATCGATTTGGGAGATTATTAGAAATGCGAGAGGAAGATAATATGGATTACGACGAATTCCCCGAAAAGGGACCAGCACTGAAGATTGAATGGTGGGATGGATTTGGGTTCCACGTAACGCAGGAGTACGACCTGCATGACGAAACCGTTTATTCCGTAGCAAGTGCAATGCGAACCGCCCTGTTGGGCATGGGATTCCAACCAGGAAATGTCGATGAAATATTTCAAGAGGAGTTATAAGATGGCTGAAACAACTTGTGGGAAATGCATGTACTTTGACTTGTCTTACGATGAATTCCCCTGCGATGTTTGTCTAAACAAGATGAAAGATGTGGAGGATGCATTACCAGCGAACTGGCCACCGAAAGATGAGGACATCCCAGAGAACGAGAAGAGCTGTAGTAATTGTCGGTTCTATGATATATCTACATCGAGATATCCATGTAAGCGTTGTATAGAGGAGCCGAGTTACGAAAAGTTCTGGGAGCCAGAGGAAGAGAAGTCCATTGATTCCACTCTAAAAGCCGTATCATCTTGGATGTCTTTATCTTATCCCCCTCGTTATGGGAAGACACAAGCAGCCTCGGTAATTGTAAAAAACATTGGATTTGATTCCGCAAAACCAGGCCCCAAACCATTCTGGATTGTATGTGCAGATGGTAATACACTGGAAGCACATGTACGACACAACAGCGAAGAAGCCGCAACCCGAGAAGCCAACCGCCTCGCCATCAAAACTGGCAAGACATTCCAAGTGTTTAAGTCAGTAGCAAAGGTTACAGGTAAGACTACTGCAACCCAGGAGAACTATGCCTGACAGTGACGTAAATCAACAAGATGTAGAACTCTATGCTGCATGGTTTACAACTTTGGGGGTGCTCATCAACCGCTCGGGTGGGGAAACCATCATCACCAATCAAGAGTGCATCGACGCCCAGCATCTGGAGATTAAGCGAGAGCTTCTTGGGGATGGTTCATTCAAATTTATTGGAACAGTAAAGGAGAAGTAGTTGATAGTTATTCTTGGTTGTTCTGCATCTGGGAAATCTACAATTGAACGACAGTTAACCGCTCATGGATTAAAGAGAATTATTAGTTATACATCTCGCCCGATTCGCTGCGCTGAGACCAATCACATTGATCTTCATTTCATCTCAGAGGAAGAGTTCCTACAGAAAGAGAAGGAGGATTTCTTTGCTGAGAATACAACGTACAATGGATGGCATTACGGAATAGCCAAAGAAGATTGCAGAGATGATTCCATTGCAGTGGTGGAGGCATCTGGATTTCGACAACTTAAAAGCATAAGCGGTTTGAACATAGTCTCCTTCTTTATTTCAACGCCAGAACGGGACCGAGTAATTCGGATGATGAAGCGAGGAGACAATGTTATGGAGTCATTTCGTAGAGTTATATCCGACCAAGGGACATTCAGCGGAATTGAACGAGAAGTAAACTTTGTAATCCAGAATCCTAACGTGTATAATGTTGAGTATGCAACAGAGAACATTTTATATCATGTAAGGAGGTTCTATGGCGAAGAGATACTGCCCAGAGTGTGGAACGGAGTTGGAGGAAAGTGAAGCGATAATGTGTAAGGCATGTCTCGGTCCCTCCTCAGACCCCAACCCCGATTATGAAGAGGATTATTATCAGAGTTGGTTGAGTAAGGAACGCAAGAGACAACAGGAAGCAAAGTAACAGTTACTTAACTCCCCTCAACTCGGGGAGTTTTAAATTTGCATTATCTATACGAAATGTGATATAGTGATATTGGTACTACTATACATCTAGTGGGAGGTTTCAGGTGCCTTGTGGTGTTCGGTTTGATAAGAAGTTAGCCAAATGGACTGTGTACAAAAAAGACACAGGCAAGATTCTCGGGAAACATGACTCCGAGGCATCTGCAAACAAGCAAAAAACAGCAATCTTGATAAATGAACATGGCGTAAAGCCAAGAAAGTAACGGTTACTTTATAGATGATGCCCTTTTGTGAGTGGATGGACCATCCCGACCATGGCTTCTTTGTCAGAGATGTATGGGATGATGACAAAAAGGCTTGGATTGGACCAGGAAAAATGCGTCTGCGAGACTTTCAACGGCGTATTTTTGGCCATTGCTTAACTCCAGGACCTGATGGCAAGTTTCCATACGAGACTTTGTTGTTATCTATGATAAAAAAGTCAGGGAAAAGTGCGATTGGAGCTGCAATAGAGGCTTGGTTCGCCGAACAATTGCCTCCCGATAGCTATCTTTTTTGTATCGCTAATGATGAAGACCAGGCTGAGGGTCTTGTCATGGGTGATATTCGCTATCACGCTAAAGAAAAGGGTTATAGAGTCCTTAAAGGGGAGGTTATCCTCCCAAATGGTACCAGTATTCAGTCGTTAGCTCAGAGTTTTAAGGGAGTTGCAGGCAAGCGTCATGCAATGACCGTCTGGGACGAACTTTGGGGCTACACTTCAGAGCAATCCCGCCGTGCCTGGGACGAGCTCACCCCCATTCCAACTGTTTCCAACTCCCTCCGCATCATTTGTACCTATGCGGGGTTTGAAAATGAGTCTGACCTGTTGTGGGATATGTATTTGCAGGGAGTTGGGACCGAGGAACATGAAAAAGGGCAGGGCAAGCCTATTCCCGAGTTGGCAGATTTACCTTGTTGGTCAAATGGACAGCTATTCACCTTCTGGGACCACGAACCCAGGATGCCATGGCAAACTCCATTATATTATGAAACCCAGAGAAAGAATTTACGCCCCTCTGCCTTTATTCGCCTGCATACAAATTCGTGGGTATCCTCGAATGAGGAGTTCGTCCCGATAGAATGGTGGGACAGAGCCTGCAAAGTCTTCCCGAAGCCCGCTGACCAGGACCCCACCCATCCGTTTAAGCATTATCCTACCATTATTTCTGTGGATGCGGCTACAAAGCGGGATTGCGTGGCAGCCAGTGGGTGGTGTCATGACAGTATTCGAGGTAAGACGATTATGCTCTTCCACAAAATCTGGACTCCGAAGATGGGGGTCGACTTTGATTTAGAGGCTACACTGGAGGCCTACATTCTGGAGATGAGGCGCAAGTTTAATGTCGTCTCAATCATCTATGACCCCAGGGATTTGCATCAAACCATGACACGCCTGCGTTCCAGGGGCTTGCCCTGTAACGAGTACATACAGAATGTGGAGAACATGGTGAGGGCGAGTCAGGCTTTCTATGATGCTCTCAATTATGATAATATAGAAGCATACCCCGATGAGGAATGGCGCAGCCACATTCAGATGGCAATTGCCGAAACTAAGGATAGGGGTTTCCGCATTGTTAAGGATAAAGGGAATCGCAAGGCTCACATTGATGGTGCCATTTCATCTGCGATGGGCGTGTATGATGCGATTCGTAAATCAGATGTTATTTCTGGGGATGAGGTGCAAGTCCGTTCCCCATTTGCTGATACTTCGGTGTGGAAGGAACCAACCGCAGAATCAAAGTTACCTTTTGAATTTAGAACCTAGGAGAGCCGATGGGAACATTAACTCAGGAAGAGAATGATGTACTGCAGAAGATTCGCCGCGCTGAAGACAACTGCAAGGACTGGCACGAACAGATAAAGAAACGTCGGAAACTCTATAACTTCGACCACTACGATAAGGAACCCAATGCTGGGGAGAATCGTTACATCGACCCCACCTACACTAATACCGTAGACCTTACCATCGGTATCCTGCTCGGCAATGAAATGAAGTGGCATGCCGTGAATTGGAAGCCAGATGTTGCGGGCCAGATTGAAGCCGACAAGATTGAGAAGTTTCTCAACGGCGTTATTGAGATTAATAACTTCCGTGAAGAGTATGACATTCCCTATGAAGTCTACAAACACTTCACCCGTGATGGGGCTGGAGTGTTGTATTCCCCATGGGATGGTCGTCTTGCGGCTCGGGCTCTAACTCTTATTGATGAGATAGATGAAGAGGCAGATGAATCCGTAAAGCAAACTTTAGTGTATGATGAGCCCCCAATCCTCTGTCAGGTTATTGACCCCTTGAAGATGTTCTTATTGTCGGGGGGTAACAGACGTTGGAACATGCAAGTCTGTGCAGATGAGATGTCTGTGTATGATGTGGAGCATAAATTTGGTGTAAGCCTTGAACCCTATGCTGGTTTATCCGATGAGGATAAACAAGCCCAGAAGGGGTTGCTCAAAGACTATTGGGAATTGTCTTCAGTTAAGACATCCAAGAAACTTCCTGGGATAAAAAATAAACTGGAGTACGATGAACCAGTAGTTAAACATGCTGTTATCTTTGAGGAAGAATTCATCAAGCCCCTCAAGGTCGCAACGGATTATGTAGACCTTCCCTACACAATTAACTTCTATCAACCGGGAGAACGGGATAGTTCCAAGGAATGGGGGCGAAGTATCATTGATGCTTTAGTCCCTTCCGTTGAATTGCTGGAGAAATCTATTAACCGCAGACAACATCAAATCGATGTCTACTCTTCTCTGCCGATTCTCGCCCGCACCCGTGGGGGGAAGAAATTGGTGTTCGACCCAGGCATGGCACAGAATGTAGTTAACCTTGATACAGACGATGAAGTCTCCTTCCCCGTCTGGCCTGGTAATTCCCCAGATGTAGCAGAGCAGATAGACTTTGTACGCGCCCGTGTGCAACAGTCTGGCTTCTCAGATGTGATGTTTGGTGGTGGAAACAATCAGGATTCAGGGTACGCCTTGTCTCAACTGAGTGACCAGAACCGCATTCGCCTTGAGCAACCCATCACCCACCTTGAAATGTTATGGGCACAGTGGGCAAAGAAAATCCTTAAACTGACTGAGACCTTTGCCGAAGACCGCAAGGTTCGCGTGTATGGTCGCAGCCGTGGGCAGGATTTCGTGGATATGGTGCAGGGAACGGGGTTATCATCCTTTTTAGTTAAATGCGAAATCAAACCAGACTTCCCGAATGAGAAGGTTCGCAACCATGCTATGGCTACACAGGTTAAGGGAATCCTCGATGACATGACCATCATGGAACGGTACCTGGGAGTTGAACAACCCAGTGACATCCAGACCAAGAAGGTAGCTCAGGAAGCCTTGAACAATCCCATCATGATGCAGTACGCATTGTCGAAACAGTTCCGCAGCCTTGCGGAAACTGACCCCGACGCTGCAATGGCATTGAAATTACTGGAAGCCCAACTGATTCCGAAAGAGGGGCAACCCACCGGAAGCAATCCCGAGCAACCTGTTGGAAC